AAATTGTGTTGGTCATTTACAAACCCTAATGAGTGGTTTTGGAGGTATTCAGGTAACTTATAATGGGTATATTAATGACAAGGGCAATCAAAGTGTTCAGTTAAATATTAGATTAGGACTTTTATGGTAAATTCAGAAGAAGTAGTTGAGAGAACATTCTATATATGTCTCCTCAGCACCATGCTAGAAATGGGTCTTACCTTAAATCCCGAAGACTTCTTGCCTTTGTCTCAAGAAAACGAAAAACGTTTTGTAGAGGCTATCAAGGATATGCCTAAGTTTATACCCTTGTTTGGTATAGGGAATAATCAGGTAAAAGGACCTAAAACTCTCCCCAGAATAACCATTGAACTTCAGGGTTATTATGCTGGGGATATTGGAGTGAACAAATATATCATTGGTGATAAGTTAGAAGATGGTAATTACCAAGCTTCAGAGTTTCCCTATGAAACTAAAGATATCACAGTTGATATACATCTCGTTTCTCAAACACAAGCAGATATGAGATTATTGCATACAATCTTATATACTGGCTTACCTGCTAGAGGATATGTAAGACCATACTTTAATGACTTAGAGGAATGGAGCAAGGGCAGGCTTGACCCAACCGGAAACCTATTCATTGAAATTGGTAATTATTATGACCATCCAGATGTAGAACATGGTATACTTGAGAAGGTATATACTTATGTATGTAAAGATGGTATTCTCCCAGAAAAGCTTTTGGAAGAAGATACACTTACACCTATCAAAGATATTACTGCTCTCATTGGATTGTTCGAACAAAACGAAAATGAAATGCTAGAGTTGAAGATACCTAAGGAATAGGTACAATACTCTAGGGTATAAATTAAACGAGTAATTAACTTTAATCACAATAGAATTATGCCAACTTCACCTCATGTAGATTTTAAGTTTAAGAACAACAATGTTCTTCAAACTACTCCTATGTTAGGAGTTTCTTGTGTATTGGCTAGAACTACTAAGGGCCCATACGATGACCCATCAGAAATCATCTCTACTTTCTCTCAGTTCCAAAGAATTTATGGTTCTGAGATTGTTCCCGATGGTTCTGTATCAAATATCGAAAAAGCCTTGACAGGTGGTTCTAAGCTTCGTGTTATTCGAGTACTTGGTAAGGGAGCTACCCAGGGTACAGTGGCTGCAACTGCAGCAAGTAAAACAAAGGCTGCTGCAAAATCCGAAGAGGAAGGCATAGCACCGGCTTCTGCTACTCCAGACCCGGCTACACCTGCAGCACTCATTACCATTACCTCAAGTGGAGTTACTTATAGCTTAGGCTTGGTAACCAAAGGTTATGGAGACCCAATCGGTAGCACCGATAGTTTCCAGGTAGGTTTCTATAAACAAGCTAATACCCTGTATTACAAAGTTTATTCTGGCAATGGTCAAGTACTTGAACAGGGTCCAGTAATCACTTACAAAACTGCCGATGAAAACAATGATACTTCGGTAGATTACCTTGCTCTTAGTGCATTTGCTAAGAACTCAGAATATATTAAGCCGGTAGTAGTTACTGGTTCTTCTTTTGAGAACCTTATCAAATGGCTTACTGATAATGTAGATGGTACCAAGAATGCTATCACATTAACAGTGGGTGGTGCTGCTCCTACTGAAGACGAAAAGAAATTCACCGGTACTATCGGTTCTGCAGGTTCTACTCCTACTGCCGATGAATGGATTGCTTCTCTGGACTTTGTAAAAGATTGCACTGACTTCTATCAGTTATTCATTTCCCATATCTCTCAACACCTTACTGCTGATGCAGATGTACTCAAGGTATATAAGGCTGCAGCAGATATGGCAAAGGAATTGATGGAATGGGTACTCTATATCGAAGTTCCGAAACACCTCACCCATTATACTCAAGGTACTCAGGCCAGAAATTACAAAGCTCAGGTAACTTGGGTACAGACTTGCTTGGGTACTGTAGGTAACTCTAAGTACATTGCCTACTTCGGTGGTGGACTTAAGTATTACAATGAAAACGGTAATCTTCAGGATTCCGATGTAGTAGGTACCATTGCAGGTTTGGGAGATGCTTCTGCTACTCAATACGGACCCTGGAAATCCTTTGCAGGTATGAACCGAGGAGTTATTGGGGATGCCGTTGGACCAGTATGCCCGAACTATGGTTCTCCTTCTCGGTATTCAGAATTGAATACTCTGGCCCAGAATTACATCAATGAAATGGTAATCAAGGATACTCCAGATGCAGGCAAACAAACCATGCTTTGGCATTGCTTCTCTTCTCAGGTAAAACAAGATTCAGAACGATTCCTTTCAATCGTAAGACTGAACTTGTATCTGAAGAAGTTTCTTCGCCCTGTACTTAACAAGTACATTGAAGAGCCTAATGTTTGGAGTACTTGGAAGAGAATTTGGTTGGAGGTTAAACCTACACTAGACTCTCTGGTAGATGAAGATGCCATGACAGAATATACCTGGATGGGTGACCAAGATGCAACCTCTTGGGATGATCTCTCAGTTAACAACGAGGCAGATGCTCGTCAAGGTAAGTACCGTGCTATCCTTAAATATAAGGATGTAGTTCCTATGCAAGAGGTAACTATGGAGATTGTAATTGATGCAGCTTCCAAGTCTGTATCAATTGTGGAATCAAGTAATAACGCTTAAACAATTATAACGATGGGAGCAAAAGTAAAAAATCCACGGAAGAAGTTCTTGTGGAGTATCATGTTCCCCAAGCACCCTATCAATACTTATCTGTTCCAAACTTGTACTTTGCCAGATGTAGAGATTGACCAGGTTGCTCATGGGGATGTCAATAGAGACGTTAAAACTCCAGGTAGGGTTTCAGTTGGTAATCTTATCGTAGAGAAACTTATGACTACTGCAGGTTCAGATACCTGGCTTCATGATTGGCTCTATGCTTGCCAAGATATGATTGCCGGTGGGGGATTACCTCCTGCTCAGATATGGGAAACTGCAATCGTAAATGAACTTGCTGAAGACGGAGTCTCAGTTCTTAACACCCATATCTTCGAAGAGGTTTGGCCCTGTAAAGTTACTGGCTTAGACTTGGACAGAATGGCTTCAGAGAATACCATTGAGTCCATTGAGTTCTCAGTTGGTACTGCAGATAAATACTAATTCTTAGTCTATTTTCACTAAGATTCGGTGGAGGGGTGGGATTCCTGAGATAGGATGTCTCACCCCTTTCTTGTTGTTATAGGGAATACTATGAACATTTGTAAACATAAAAAGTAATTAACATGGAATTTAGAACATTTGGATTTATCGGACCGTCTGGTTATAAATACCAGATTAGAGAACAGAATGGTGCTGACGAAGATATTCTCAGTAACCTTTCAGACATGAAAACTTTGATGAACCTTACTAAGTTCATTGCAGCGATTGTAGTAGCTACAGATGCAACACCCAGTGGGAAATTAACCATTGAGGATGCACTTAACCTACCAGTTAACGACCGGTACTGTATTATCTTCAATTCTCGAATCTTCTCTTTGGGAGACGAAGTAGAATTCGAATATGATTGGGGAAAAGAAGGTGGAAAGGTAATGTATGGCCAAGATCTTCACGAATATCTTTTCGATTACAGTCAGGTTCCTTCCGAAGAAGAACTCAAGGAAAAACCCGATGCCATTCCTTTCTATCCGGAAGGTAAGAAACTTACGGACCATGAGTACACTCTCTCTTCAGGTAAGCTTATCAAATTCGATTGTATGACTGGTAAGGGAGAACAGATGTTCATGGCTTTGCCTATGGAAAAACAAACAAAGAATGCTCCTCTCCTTTGTCGTAATCTTTACTTGAATGTAGATGGCAACTGGGAGAAGGTATCAAACTTTACACCATTCAGTGCAAAGGATATGGCTGAGATGAGAAAGTATATCCTATCTATAGACCCAGTATTCAAAGGGGATTCTCATATCACCCATCCTGAGACTGGGGAAGAAAGAAACTATCCTATAGCTTGGGCACCTAATTTTTTCTACCTGACGGAAGAGTAAGTTTAGAAAGTGATTTTGTTTATATCACTAGAGCCGAGATAACCTTAGATTATTTCGGCTTTTTACGTCTTCCGTATAGGATAAGAAAAATATTTAAGGATATGGCCGAGCAATATTATAAACAGATTAAAAAGAAAACGAAATGATAAATGCCAGTAGGAGTGTAATAGAGGTCGGTGTTGCCATGGTTTTAAGAGACCGATTCTCTCAGGAAGCTGGTAAGATATCTGGTTCATTTAGAACTATGATGAACGATATGAATACCTGGAACCGAGGTATTCAGATGTCAGCTTCTAATTCACTAGACTTCGGAATGCAGCTCGTAGGGGGAATGGCCAGGGCCTATAAATACTCTGCAGGTGTTCAAAATGAAGTTTGGACTGCTTCGAAGATTGCTGGTGCTACCATTGCAGAACAGAAGGAGATGTTACAATTGGCAAAAGATGTCAATGCTATGACACCTCTTACTGCTTCGGATGTTGCATCAGGACAAAGATACCTGGCTATGGCAGGTAATAAATTCGATGCTATTAAGGAAATGATTGGGCCGGCTTCTAAGCTGGCTTCAATCTTTACAATGCCAGTGGGAGGTAAAGGTGGTGTAGCTGACTTGATGACTAATATCATGTCAATGTACCAAATCCCAATGACTGAAGCCGCTAGAGTAACCGATGATTTATATACTGCAGTTACTAATGCAAATATATCTTTACAGGACTTAGCTCAGTCCATATCTTATGCGGGAGCAGATATGGCAACTGCTGGTGTAGACCTTAGGCAAACTGCTGCGGCTATTGGTGTATTGGGAGACATGGGTATACAAGGTTCTATGGCTGGTACCTCTCTGGCAAATATGATACGTTACTTACAACTATCTCTTGTTAACCAAAAGAAGAAAGGCTATAACGCTTTAGCAGACATGGGCTTAAGTCCAGATGACTTCTTCGATGCTCAAGGTAATCTTATTGACCTGTACTCTATATATCAGAAGTTTGCTAAGGCAGCAGCAGATATGCCTTCTCGTGTCGAAACCCCAACATTCTTCAATATCTTTGGTGTTCGTGGTAATCGTGGTATGCTCCCAGTACTTAGAGACATTGCCTCTGGTAGAGATAAAATGGGACAGATACTTGCTACCTATAATAAGAACATGGGTGCAGTTAACCAGATGAATGAGGAAAGACTTAAAACCGATGCAGGTGTAATTGACCAATGGGAATCCTCACTTGAGAACTTAACGGTAACTGCAGGTGCTGCAATGGGTAGAGTATTTACTCCAGTTCTCCAATTCGGAGTTAAGTTCCTGGACATAGTTAATTCTATTTCAGAAACTTGGGGAGGTAGTTTTGCTTTAAGAGTAGCTGCTACAGGTGTAGTAGTAGGTACTATAGTTGCAGGCTTTAGAACTGTACGAGGCGTCATAAGGTCAATAGGTTATCTACAAACTATTGCTACTGCATCTACCGAAGGTATGTCAGCTGCGGCTATAAAGACCAATACCCAATTTGCCATCATGGAAGCTCACATGGTAAGCATGGTTAACCTTATGAGAACTATGGTTCAACTCCAGATGATGTCAAGTGGTATTGGTATGAATAGCAAGGGTAGGTTCTACAATATGTCAAATGGTAGATATGTTAAAACACCTAACCCAGGTGTACCAATGGCAACTACTATGGCAGGTAATCTTATGGGAGGTGCAGTCGGTGGAGCTGCTGCTAATGCTGGTAGTAGAGCAGCAGGTCAGGTTGCTGCTAAAGGTTTAACTGGTATGATGGGTAGATTTATGGGGTTCTTAGGAGGACCCTGGGGTTTAGCCATTAGCATAGGTTTACCTCTATTAATCGAGGTAGGTGGTAGACTTATCAGTTCGATAGATAAAAATACCGATGCTCAGAATAACAAGGAGGATGACCCCTTAGCTATCAGAGCTCAGAATGAAGAAAGGTTTATCAATGCCATGAAGTCTGCCATCAGGGATGGTTTAAAAGAGGGCAAGATTGGTATTACAATTGATGGGCAATCTATGGGTGACTATTCCCTTGGTAGTCAACAGGATTATACTGGAGTAGTATTAGGATTATAAACTAAAATATTATGGCTAGAATATTAGGACAGGCAGCTGGTAAAGTTGTTGAAAAATACAATGACCTTACTCGAGATACAGCAGGTGTTCTTACTGGCCCTTTGAATAAACTTTGGAGAGCTCGGATATTACTTAACCGAGCTACTTCTACTCTTCCAAAAGATAGTGCTCTCAAGGGTAAAATCTATGACCCTAATGGGGTACCCGGAGAAGCTCAGATATCTTCTAAGAACCCAACTCTGAACAAACAACTCCAGGCAAAATGGAGAATGGAATTACAATTTCCAAGGATGGAGGAAGGGGAAGGAGTAGACCCAGCAAAGGGTAATAAGAATACCACTAACTACAGAAACTTCGAAGTAAAGGCAGACATCCGATATCAAAACGAAGTACGGATTTATAACATGTCTGCTAACCCAACCCAATATATTACTTTACAGAATCGACCTCCCGAATTAGATTTTCGAGGAGAAACTACTTGGGCAACTATTAAGTCTATGGGTCGTAATACACCTATGTATCATTTCACGGGAGCTGAAGATATCATTCAATTTAATGTATCTTGGTTCTCAACTACTTTGGATAACCCAGAGGAAGTGATAAATAAATGTAGATTACTTGAAGCCTGGACGAAGGCAAACGGTTATCAAGCAGCACCTCCAATAATCCAAATCGAGTGGGGAGATTCTGGTATATTTGAAAATCATTATTATATCCTTACCTCTGCAACCTATACTCTGAAGAACTTTCAGAATGGTTATAGAGTAAGGGTACCAGGTAAACCTGCTACATTTGGCAATGGTAAGTTATTGCCTGCAGCAGCAACTCAGGAATTAATCTTCAAGAGAGTAAGTGCTTATAATTTATCCTATGGAGATTTTATTAATACTGATTCACTTAAGAAGACGGAGGGCATTAAATATGATTGATACATCTCAATATTTAAAAGGTGCAAGTCCCTATAACCAGGCCTATGTTTTAAACTATGGCGATGGAGATTATTCTTTAGAGGCAGTACAGACATCAGTACCTTCTTCTAACGATGATCTTCAACATACCGTTAAGGATGGTGAGACTTTGCAGAATATTGCTTATCGGTATTATGGGGATTCTGGTAAATGGTTTCTAATTGCTGAAGCAAATACTATCCTCAATCCATTTAAGGAATTAGAAAGTGGAACCATTATAAAAATCCCAGTGTATGCCGGCTAAACAGAAACCTATATTGTATAATGGAATGGGCCAACCTTATTTGGCCCTTTTCGATTTTAAAGGAATGCCTATTAAGAATCCTCTTACGGGCATTCCTCTTGGAGCGTATATAAGTAC